CCGATATTTACGTTCGACATTTCACCCCTGAAAACTTCGACCGGCATGGTGTATCCGGTCGGTGCGCCTGGTGTGACTGTGCTGGTCGCGTAGGTTTCTAGCACATAAATGCCTCGGCCTGTTGTGCCTTGCAATAAAAGTGCCGCACCCAATCCCAGCCCGTCGTTAAATATTTCCAGCGTCGGTGGGGAGCCGGTAACTTTTATTGATGCCGAGCCGAATAATATAGAGTTAAAAGTAATAGCCTCGCCGCTTGAAAATCCAAACGGAGTATCGAACAAAAAATAAACAAGAAAAATCGGACGGGTCGAAGTTTCTGCAACTGCTGCGGCTGTGGCCGAATCAACCGCTCTCACCTGTTCACCTCGGAAGCAGTGCTGTTGACGGTGACATTGATGCCACGGCTGACAAGCTGAGAAACTAGCGCGCCAAATGTAGCAACGTGCCCCCCCATATCATCCGAGGCCGCTTGCATTGTTTGCCCTGCGTTGGTCACATCAGCGACCAGTTTTGCGTTTATTTCTTCCTGACTCAATTGTAAGCCTGCGAGCGCGGTGCCAAGTATTGACTGCGCGATAGTGTCGACTTCCTGCGCCATTGCCGTGAATGTTGCAACTTGCGCGGCTTGCTGCTCTTCGTTTAGCCCGTCAAATAATTCACGGTTTATTGAGGCGAACTGATTGACCAAATCCATCACTTCCTGCGGGTCGGTTGCTGTTCTCAATTCATCGACAAGTGCGTCGCGTTGCGCGATACGCTTCGCGCGCAGTTCTTCCTCGCCCATTATGGCCTCGTTAAAATACTCAACCTGGCTACTCAACATCGTTCCGATAGCGTCCGACATTGAAAGTATTGCAGTCGCTAATTCGTAAGCCATCGCGCGCGATACTTGCAGCGCATCGTTTAGGTTGACGGTCGCATCAAAACTCCCATCATAGCTGGCTATTAACTCGGTGACTGCTGCCGCTTGCTCATTGTAAAAACTTAACATTGTGCCACGACTGGCATCGATGCCCGCAACCGCGTCGGCCAGTGCTTGCTCGACCGGGTTGCTTTTGACTGCTTGGTGGATTCCATCGGCGGCCATGACAAACTGCATCAACTCCTCGGTGCTGCCGTCAAAAGACGCGACCACATCCTTGACCGCATCGCTGATATTGGTCGCCGATTGCACGATCTGTTTTGTAACCTCGGCCAGAAGCGCGTCAACATCATCGCCAAACGATTGGCCGTTGAAAGTAATCCCGCTATTATTCCCGATGGCAATCTCGCCTGACAAATCACTGCCGCCGAATGCTGCCGCGATTACCATAAGTTGATTGCTCAACTGATCAGCGGCATCAACGCTCGCCTGATTAAAACTTTTCCCTTCGCCGAACGAATTAATACTTCCATCGGCCAGATCGAACCGCGACCGGCCTCTGTTGTCGCCGTTGTTGTCTCCGGTGAACAGCGATTCGATTGCTGTGCCAACGAATGACCCAATAGCCGCGCCAAGCACAGGGACAGGAATTGCAACACTACCAACCACGCCACCAACTGACGCGCCTATACCGCTGGTTTCGCCGAACACTTTGCCGCCCAAATAACCACCGGCCAGACCACCCGCAAAATCACCGGCCATTGTGAGGCCGGTGGTGCTTCCTGCCTTGTTAAATGCCATTTCCGACGCGCTGCCAAAACCCATATCACTGAGGCCGACCCCTATCGCATCGTATGCGCTTCGACCCGCTGCCCCAAAACCCCCGCTAAACATACTCGCCACTGGGCCAAAACCTGAACCCGTCGCGGTTGTTGCACCCCCGGCGGCGGCAGTGGTAGGCATCAGGCCGCCCATTGCGGTGGTCATGCCGATGGTGATCGGCCTAGTGATTGCCATGTGCGCCATGTTTGCGAGTAGATTTATCAGCGCGTCTTTCATCTTTTCGGCAAAATTCTTGAACCCGCCTTCAACGCCATTGAATGCATCGCGCCAGCCGTCGACGAAACCGCTATCGATACTTGCGGCCATCTCTTGCAATGCCGAGTTGAACGGTTCGACCGCATCCTCGGCGGCTTTCACTGCGGCCTCTGTTGCTGCCTCTGCTGCCTTTGCCGCGTCTTTGACCGCTTCCGCTGCGGCATCAGTTTCTAGTTGCAGATCATAAAGTGCCCCGGCCTTCTGCATAATCGCGGCGGCTGAATCGTCGGTAACTTCAATGTCTGCCTTTTGTAGCGCAGTATGTATCGCTTGCTGTCGATCAGTTCTCTTTAGTTGCGCTAGTTTAAATTCCAACGACTCCGTGACTTTATCGATTTTTTTCTTGGCGGCTTCGAGTGTCTTGTTTTCGGCTTTGATTTGTTTCTGCGTTTTAGTCGCGGCCTCGCCTCGGCGTTTAACTGTGACGGTTACCTCTTGCAGAGCATCGGAAAGCTCTTTATTTTTTTTCGCTGCGGCACTAACGGTATATGAATTACTTTCGATTTCGCCGTTTAACTTTTCTATTTTTTGCTTCACTTCGTCAATGTCTTTCTGGCTGACACGAAAACCATTAAAAAAGCCGTCGCCTGCTCTTTCCATTTCAATAAGCTGGTTTTCTAGCCCCATCAACTCGACGACCAAATCGCCTAACAGCGGCTCGTTTCCGACACCCCCGACCATGCCATTCAGTTCACGATAAAACCATGCGAACGCCTTTCCCGCTTCAATCGCATCGACGGCCAGACCCAGCAGGCCCACGCTCATATCTTGGAACGCCTTAACAGTTGCCGGGTCGCTCATCACGCTTTCAAGCTCTTGCACCGCTTTCGTCAAATCGGCAGAACCCTCTGCGCTTGCTTCAAACAAATCATTAAAGCTGTTGCTCAATCCCTGCAACGCACCGCCCAGGGTATTGCGTGCGGCCTCGGCAGACCCCTCAAATTGCCCCTCTAATTCTTCCAGTATGATAGTTTGCGCCCCGGCCATATTGCCAGACGCTTGCATAGCTTTCGCCATTTCGATCTGCGTTTCTGTAAACCTTACCCCCGACCTGGACAATGCCGACATTTGCGTTTTTGGGTCGTTGAGGGCTTTACCTACCAATATCGCGGCACTTTTTAAGTCGGTGCCCATGCTCGTAGCCATATCAAGCACGGCCTCAGTGGTGCGGTCGAAATTGTCACCTTTTATTTCTTTGAATGTTGCGATTAACGACTGGGCGGCAATGATAGTCTCATCACCAAAAACCGTAATCTTTTGCAATTCTGCCGCTGTCCTGGCCAACTCGCTGGCGGTTTTACCTGCGGCACCCCCGGTTGCTTTGATGGTCGCTTCCAACTGCGCCATCGCTTTATCTTGCGCGGCGGTGTTTGTGATTACCTTGCGTATTGCGACACCTAAGCCGGCAATAGCAACGGCACCCAACGCCGCCAGCTTTTTGCCGTGCTTTTGCACCGCTTTGTCAGCCTTTGCCCAGCCATCGGCCATTTTTTGCTGCGCCGTTCGAACCTTTTTGTCAGTCTTGCCCACAGCATTTTCTGCGGCTTTTAACTCCCGGCGCATCTGCTCGGTGGTGGCATCGATGCGGATCAATAATCGTTCGACTGATTCTGACATTTTACTATCCTTTTGCCGCCGCTTTTTGCGCTGCCTCGGCTTTCATAAAATTAAAACGCAGCTTTTGATCTGCGATTTTTTTAAGATCAACGGGCTTGTCTCCCGCTTTTTTCTTTGACTCCCCAGACCCGAAAGGATTGGTCTTTTTGACGAAATCAACCTTTCCCTCTAACGCCAGAAAAAGCTGTGGCATCGGTGTGTCAAACGTCTGGTCAGGTGACCATGCGAGCCACCCGGTTCCCAACTTGAAAACCTGATCGACAAACGTGTCCGGGGATATTACTTTTCCTCGTCATCATCCTCGGCCTCACCCTCTGGCGATTCTTTGCCGGTGGGGTTCATTAGCAGCGCCAGAAACTCGCTGGTTTTGCCGATGACGTTGACCACGCCAGCGCTGAAAATTTGCTCTTTCAATTTCTCGGTGTCTTTAGTGCCATTGATGCCGGCCCCGGCTGCAACCACTGCCGCCACATTGTCGATGTTCAGGCCCGAAAGCCCCTGTATCGCCTGTGACAATCCACCGAATCTGTTTTGTATTTTCTGAAACGCCCGTAGGGTTGGCTTCAACTCCAATTCCTCGCCGTTCAAATCCAGTGTGACAATTCCGAACTCTGCTCTGTCTGACATTTTTTTATCCTTATTTTCACGACTTGTGTATTGAGTTCACAGCTTGTGAATCCGCAACCAAAAAAAAGGGGCGGGCATTAGCCGCGCCCCAAGTTCAAACGGAAAATCAAAACTCGATTATGTGGTTTTGATGATCGCGCTATTGATAGACATTGATGCGTTGACCATCAGAATCGAGTCGGCATTCGGTGCTGATTCCGATAGCTGCATGATCTGCGCTTTAAAAAAGCGAATTTCACCTCCAGGGAATGTCACCTTAATGTTGTAGGTTCCGGTGGCATCTGCGTGCGCGACCATCAGCGCAGCCTGTCCAGCGTTCGTGTCATCAAATGCGAACGTGAACGACACATCACCGCCGTCTGCGCTGCCTTTAAACTTCTGCACGCGGCTGTCACTCAGCCCAGTGAAACTGACCGGGTTGAAGTTGTCGCCAAAATCGCCAATGGATTCTAAAAATCCGATAGCGTTGTAGGTGTCTGAGGCGAATGATGCTGCATCAGTTGCCGCTGCTGTTGTTCCTATTGACAGGGTAGTCCCTGCCGCTGATTGAATTGCCATAATTAAAGCCCTGCCTCTAGTTTTTAGTAATGACTTTTAAAGTCATGTTGCCCTGATATGTGACACCATCCGCATCACGACTTGTTTCGCTGCGAAAACATCGCAACAATACAACTTGCCCAGTTGTCAGCGTCAACGCTGTCAAATGGATGTTTTTGATTTCGGCCAGTATGCCCATGACCTGCGCCTGCCCGCGTTGTTCGCTCCAGACTGATATATAAATATTTCTCTCATCGATCTGCGTTCCGTCAATAAATTCCGCGTCCATCGCCATCTGTGAATCAAGCTGAACATACGGATATGCGCTATTCCTCGGAACCGCGTCATAGACTGGCACGCTGCACAGTGTGGTCAGCTTCGCCAATAGCGCGACCTGTAGCGCGACAGTGCAATCAGCCACTAGCGGCAACCGTCAGCGCTCTTGATACTGCGCCCTGAACCTTGCGCTTGATTCCCTTTTCTTCGGCGTCAAACGCTTTTTGGTGGAAATGGCTGGCCGACTGCGGTGGCACCTTGTCTGTGCCCTTAGTGCCAAACTCATGCCACAGCGCTTTGTACAATTGCCACCGGGCGTTTTCATCCCTGATCGTGACCTTTGTTTTCCCGCCTGATTTATTGCGCTTGACCACTACCTCGGCGAATCCATTTTTCTGTATGCTCGCATTGCCAGCACCCACCCCCGCGACCACGGTCAGCTTGTCGCGTGAAACTTTGTATCCGACCTCTGCGATCAGATCGCCAGTGTCGCGCGGTGCCCTTGCCCTGACACCACGCGCCAGCGCGATGCCTGTTTGTTCAATCGCGGTGGCGACGTTTTTCTTTGTTTCAGGATCCAGGCGCCGCAGTGTTTTGCGTAGCTTTGTAACGCCGGCAAATCCTCTTTTTTGCGATTTGCTTGCCATTTATTGCGCCACATCCTTTTCCGCGTCGACCCAGATATACACGCCACGTTCACCGCTTGTGCCTATATACCGAATATTAAATTTTTCGCCTTTCCATGTGATGACTTGGCTTTCATTGATAGCCCTTTGTCTCAGATGAAAACGGTACAATACCGGCGCCCTTACTTGGCCCGACACATATCGCTCGGAACCGCTGATAGGCTTGATCGCCGCAAATATTTGCACACTGTTCACAAGTGATAGTGTAAGGCTCCCATCTGGCTGCGACACTTCCTTCTCGTTCGAAAGTGTGACTATCTGGTCGAGGGTCATCAACCAGCCCTGACGCGGCTGTGGGGCGCCAGCATTGTTTTCATCGAATTCAGATTTTTTGCGATAATTGTTCCGCTAGTGGTTTCTCCACGGTTGTCGAACAATTCATGCACGCGCATCAATATGGCGATTTTAATATCGTCAGGCACATCGTCTGCGCTGTCATAGCCCACTGTCATCGTGATCCTGACGGCATCGGGTTTTCCCTTTTGCGTTGCCGGCCAGCCCGCGACAAATTCAGGCACCAGAAACGGGTAAAGCGTCTGCTGCGATAATCCCAGCGGCCAATACCCCACACCAGCCCCGGAAAGCGTCTGTGCAGCACCGTTTTCGTCGGTATACGCCACGGCGTCCACTGTCTTAACAGGCGCTGCAATCAAATCCAGCGCGCCACGGCGGGCGCAATGGTTGGAAACTACCTCTCGGCAGTCGTTGCCAGCGTCTTCGAGTGTGCGCGATGTGACCGTTGAGCCAGGGAAATGCGGCACCAATAGCTGCACGACCTGCGGCATCAGCCGCAATTTTGTCACAGCCTGGGCGCCTGCCGTTGCCGCTGCAATCAGGCCGGTGATATGGGTGTCGAAACCCGTTTCAGTCGCACCGATTCCAAGCTGCATTTTAGCCTCGGCCATTGTGACCGGGAAAGCCGTCGGGGGGGTGGTCGTTATCAGCACGTTCTATTTCTTCTCCGCTTTGGGTGCTTTGGCTTTTAGTATTTTTTTGGCGATTTTATTGTCGATCAAAATCTCAGAAATGCTGTCAGGCACTTCGTGCTGCTCGCCCGGCTTGGCGTTCGTGACATTTATGCCATCGGCAGAAAATGCGTAATTCTTTAAAAATTCCAGCATGGTTTCGGTTCCTGTTATTTTTCACTGAAGAAGGGGGCACATGGCCCCCGTCAGGAAATGGCCGCTAATAAACGGCCAGACTGTGCGCTGTCGCTGTTAGGCGATAGGCTGCAACGACACGACAGCGGCGCTGTCCATTAAGCCACCACCGACACGCTTGGTGGTGTAAAACGTGACGTATGGCTTGGCGGTGAACGGATCACGCAGAATGCGCGTGCCACGAACGTCTGCAATCGTATATGCACGATTGAAGTCACCAAACAACACGCTATTTGCACCAGCGGCCAGGTCAGGCAAGTCGTGGTTCTCAACGACTGAGTAGCCCAAAATGCTGCTGGCTTCGCCCGCTTGATAACCCTGCGACCAGATGTAGTTGCCTTGTCCGTCTTTCAACTTTCGGGCAACTGCCACTGACAGATCATTCATCATAAAGACAGCGCGATTTGTGCGGTATCCTTGCTTGATGGCGTGAACCATTGAGATGAAATCGTCAGCGCCAAATGATACTGACACAGTGCTGTCGATCTTTTTGATCTGCCCAAAGTTAGGCGATGCCGCGAACGTATAAGCCAAAATACCTTTGGGCTTGTTCGTGCCGTTGCCACTTGTGAATGCAAGGTTTTCCTGCGCCGCAAATTCCTCGGCCACTTCGCTGTTCATCCATGCCTCGGCGTTGAAAAACATATCATCAAGCGCTTTTTGAGTGATTGAAGGATTTGCGTATACCTCGCCAAATGACGGAGTCACTTTTGCCAGCGTTGACGTAGCAGTCACCGGGCGTGCAGCTTCTTCGCCAACCCAGCCGGCAACGCTGCCGCCCTGATTGAATAGCTTGCTGTATGTTTCGTTTCCGACAGAGATCACGTTTGCAACGCCACGCATCGGATTCAAATCACGCACCAACTGACCGATGGTTGTATCCATTTCGTCAGTCAAGGCAAAACCGCCATCAGCATCAACGCCAAGGTTGACCGCTTTGCGTTCAAGATCGGCAAGACCGGAATCCTGACCTTTGCGAATGAAACCCATCAGCGCAGCTTTGTGTGCCTCGACGTTCTCATCGGCAACACCGGCAAACGACTCGCGTCGGCTGGCTTGCTTTTGCAGCGTTTCAACACTGGCGATGACTTCGCTCAGGCTTTTTTCTGCCACTTCCAGCTTGCTTTCGGCCTCACTGACACGCTCGTCAGATGCTTTTGCGTCAAGCGCCTGGTCATTTGCTGCACGCATTTCGTGCAACTTTTCGCCCATGCTTTTCAGGGCTGTGTTTAATTCTTCGGACATAATATTTCTCGCTATTTAAAGTTGTGAGTCAAAAAATCGTTTATCAAATCCGCTGCTTTTTGTGCTTCCCCGGCCTCAGTTTCAGCATCACGCTGACCCGTCAAACCTTTAAAACCAGAAGCCAGCAACGATTTGGCTTGTGATCGACTGAACCCTGCATCACGCAGGAAAACTTCGCATTCTCTAATGTCATCAATAAAATCAGCGGCCTTAACTGTTTGCACCTGCGCCTCCTGATTTGCAGGGAATGTGACTAGACTGGTTTCCCATAGCGTGACCTGTTTCAGTCGATACACGCCGTCCTCGTCGTCCCACTCGCCACCGTTCTTATCAACAGAATATCCTATGGATAGACCGCCCACACTTCCCGCCTTCAAATGAGCATAAGCACGTTTTGCAAGCGGATCATCGTCAATTAATAGACGGCCTTTCACTAGCAGCCCGTGGTCGTCCTCCGACATTTCCTGCCATACGCCAATCGGCTCGGCGTGATTGTGCTGCCACAGCAGTGCAGGCATTCGCCCGGACTTGCGGTGTGTCTCCAGCGACTTTTTGAATGCGCCTTTTTCGACCACATCGCCATAGCTGTCAGTGTTTCCGAACACGGAACCGTACCCGACGAATGTACCGTCAGCCTCTAGGTTTTTGACTTCAAAGGGTTTCGCTAGTTTCTTCATCTGTTGCATTTTCTGTTCCCTCAATAACCATATTTGCAGGTGTTAAATAAATGTCCCCACCCTCGCGGGGGTTCATATCTTCCAACGCGCGCACCTCATTCGGTGACAGCGCGCCAGCCAGTTGCAGCTTGGTATAAAAATCACCGCGCGCAGCCATATCGCCACGCAGTAGCGCCCGAACGTCAAACTTCACAAAAATGTTAGCGTTTGCCGCTGTCTCGCCCAGCATGAAATCACTGACCCGGCTTTCGATTCTGGTCAATATTGGCATCAGGCTGTCGCTGACAAACTCCTGAGATTGGTGTTCGATGTTTGAAAATGTCGCGTGCGTCAGATCGCCAATCTTGTGCGGCGGCACCCGGAAGATTCCACAGATTTCAGCGCGCTGGTATTTGCGGGTTTCAAGAAACTGCGCGTCAGAATTGCTCAGGCTCATCGCCTGGTACTTCAATCCTGATTCGAGTATCGCTGTCCTGTGCGCGTTCGATGTGCCTTGGTGCGTATCGTTCCAGCTTGTTCGAATGCGATCATAGGTTTCGTCAGCGATCACCTGGTCTGTCGACAGTACGCCCTGCGGCTGCGCGCCGTTTTTAAACAGCACGGCGCCATGCTTTTCGGTGGACATTGCCAGCCCGATGGCGTTTTTGCTTTGCTCTATATCGGACATCCCGACCAGACCATCGATGCTCGGCCCTTTGATGTGCAGAATTTTGTCGGCATCGATGATGTCTGTACCGCCATCGAGGTATGTAACGTGATACACAAGATCACCATTTTCGCGCAGTTTGGGCTGAACCGCCCCGGCGCAATACGGCATGATTTCCAGAATGCGCCCGCCGACGCCGTGAACAATAAACGCATAAAAATTACCCGTCATTTTCAACAATGTGACAGCCATTTCCCAGAACTCCTGACCTGTTTGCCGGGGGTTTGGGCGCCTCAATAGCTGTTGGATTTCATGGTCTGGCAGGTAGTCCCGCCCGTTGGGGGTGCGCTGGTAAACTTTCAGCGGCAACTGGCCCACTGATTCAGATAGCACCTTGACGCACGAATACACTGTGGACAATTGCATGGCGGTAGTCGGGTTGACGTTGGCGCCTGAATCGCTGCCACCGCCACCGATAAGCATCTGCGCTAAGTCATCGGATGCCACACCCGACTTCTTTGCCGGGGGTGCGTCTGTTTTTGAAAAGGGATTCAGCCGGCTGAATATACTCATAGTGTCCGAATCCCGCGCTCTGCGTATGTCGTGTTCAAGCTGATTTCTGTTTCCACATTTACAAACCTATTAATAGCCATTAGCAGCGCGACCACTCCGTCAATCTTATTTTGAGGCCGCGATTTATTGGGATAAATATTGTCCTTTTTATCGGTATGCGCGACCACGTTCGACACCATCCAAGTCATCACCGGGCATCCGTTGTGATGGAAGTGCCCGGACAGAACCATCGCCTCTAGCCACTTCATCGGCTCGCTGAAATTCTGCACCGTTGCGCGTATCTCGACCATCGTGCAGCCTTCGTCTGACAACGCGCTTGATAGCATTGTGGCATTCCACGGATCGAAGCACACTTCATCCACTGCATATCGACTGTGGTCATCAATCACGCCCTCTTTGATCTCATTGTGATCGATGACGGCGCCGAATGTTTCGGTCAGATGGCCGTTGATTAGCCACCCCCGGTAGGAAGAATTCGCGTCTGATTCGATGGTGTCCTCTGGCAGATAATACTGGCCGAAATAGTAATAGTGCCCATCACGTTCGAACACATACGCCTTGGCCGCGATGTCGATTTTCGACGCCAAATCCAGCGCCAGCTTGCAGGGTTGCCCGACAAAATCGTTTATATCCAGCGACGGATCAGCGCAGGCGTGCCACTTCACCATATTCATCCACGCGCTATCGGCAGACGCCCAGACGTTCATGCGCTTGGTCAGGAAATTGTTTTGTGCGCTTGCCATTTCTTGCGCCTTGCGACACAGCCGGGCAACGTCATCCGGGAACACTGACACGCCCCAATTGGGGTTCGCCTTGGCTTGGATCACCGGGTCGGCCCAGTCATCACCCTCATCGATGGTGTAGATCACGCCAAAATAGGTGTCATCAAACGCCACTCCATCCAGAATCTTTGTTAGGTATTCCCTCTGTTCGTAACATATCCCGGCCAAATTGGTGCCGGCTGTAGTGATTAACCACAGCATTGACTGCGTGCGGGCGCCTGTGCCTGTCTCTAATACATCGAACACGGTGCGCGTGCGGTGAGAATGTAGCTCATCCAGTGCAGCAAAATGCACATTTAAGCCGTCAAGATTGTTCCCCTCGGCTGACAATGGCTGAAACATCGAAGCGGTATTTTCGACATAAATACTTTTCGCTGTGACTTCCACGCCGTAGCGTTTGCCCTGTAGCCAGCGCGACCGTTTCGCCATGCGCCACGCATCATTCCAGACTAGCTTCGCCTGGTCGCGGGAGTTTGCTGCGGCGAAACATTCGGCCCCGCCCTCGCCATCAGCCGCCAGCATATAAAGCCCGACGCCACTGGTCAGTGTTGACTTGGCATTTTTGCGCGGCACCTCGCAATACGTTGTGCGGAACCGGCGCATCCCTTCCTCATCAACCCAGCCAAACGCCACGCCCAGAATGAAACACTGCCAATCTTCCAACCTGATCGGCGTCCCGGCCCACTTGCCTTTGATGTGCGTCAGCCCTTCGATGAAAAGACAGATTCTATTCGCGCGGCTGTCATCAAAAAAATAGGGGAACTCGTCATCACCAACGCGGCCCAGATCATTGATCTGCCGCTGGCACGATTGCCGGGTCAGCTTAGACACTAGGATATTGCCGGCCAGCACATCATCGATATACCGCTGGCATTTTTCGGCGTGTGTAATCAACGCAGTGGGTCGCCGTCATCTTCATCGTCGGGCGGCCCAGCCCCGGCCACCCTCGACCGGCTGCTGGGGGTCATTCCAAACTCGACCAGCATTTTTGTCATCTGGTCGAACGACTTATTTGCAATCTGCAAGAATGGCGACTGCACCGGGTAGCCGCTTGGCGCTTTTACAATCGGGCCGAACTTTTTGATCTGGTCGTTTGCGTATGTCCACCGGGCAAAAACTTCGCAGTACATTGCCAGAGCAAACGTGTCCAAGTTAGTCAGCAGGCCCGCAGCGGTGAGATGTTTGGCGGCAATTTTCCACTGCTTTTTTGCATCGTCAGATAGACCGGCAGGCATTCGCACCGCGTCGGCCTTTGGTTTTGGTTCGTCTTTTAAGATGCGACACGGCTGTGCTGTGCCTTTGACGATCTTCAAGTTTGTGGGGATTGGTTTGCGGCCACTCATGCTGTCACCTCCTGCGTGAATTGTTCGCCAGTAGATTCAAGCGTTGCCTTTTTGCCGGTGTATTCTTCCCAGCGTTTGACGATTACATCGCAATACTTTGGGTCAAGCTCCATCATTCGGCAATGTCTGGCGGTCTTTTCGCAGGCGATCAGGGTGCTGCCACTGCCGCCAAATAGGTCAAGAACGGCGTCTGTGTGCCGCGTTGTTTTATCAATAGCCTCCTCCGCCAAGGCGACCGGCTTTTGGGTGGGGTGGTTATATGTCGCGGCCCCGTCTTTATTAACTTTCCATACGCTCCCAATTCTTTTGCCTGTCAGCTCCGCGCCCCTGTGCCAAACCAGTCCTGTCTCGTAATCACTAGAAAATGTTTTTTTCAAGTCGCCAATGCCGCCACCCGGCTTGTACCAGATCACTTGGTTTGTCGGATAGCCGAACCCCTCAAACATATCTATCCATACAGTGATGACTTTCCAGCTCGTCCAGATAAAAACCCAGCCCGACGAAAAGACTTCGATAATTGGGGCGACATCCAAGAACACATTATCGTTTTCTATAACTTCAAACTTTTCAGTTTTCACGCGCATATTGCTTTGATATTTAATCCCATACGGCGGGTCAGTGAAAACCATATCAGCCTTCTGCCCCGCCATTAGTTTTTCAACCGCATCGATGCTTGTACTGTCCCCACACATCACACGATGATTGCCCAGTATCCAAACGTCACCCTCAACCGTGACGGGTATCTCTGGCGCATCGGGCACCGCATCCTCGTCGGTTTCGCCCCCTGGAATCTCTGTCAATAATTCACTGGTAAACTCGCCGTCAAAACCTAGCAGGGACAAATCGAATTCCATTGCTGTCAAATCTTGCAACTCGATTTTAAGCAAATCTAAATCCCAGCCGGCATTTGTCGCCAGTTGATTGTCGGCCAGTACATACGCCTTGCGCTGCGCCTCTGTCAGCCCGTCGATGGTGATGCACGGCACATCATCCAGCCCCAAAATTATGGCCGCTTGAAGCCTGCCATGCCCGGCGATCACGCCGCCGTCCGGGTCGACCAATATCGGGTTCGTGAAACCCCACTCCGTTATGCTGGCACATATTTGCGCGACCTGTTCGTCGCTGTGCGTGCGGCTGTTGCTTTCATACGGCACTAGGCTGTTCGTCTTTTTTATATTATGTTGATAAAACATCACTCCCCCTTACTTTCAAATTGCACGCGAAAAATCTGCAC